TGATGTCAACTTAGATTCTGGTAATCAAATGATATCCGCAGGATTAAATAATTTGTTTGGCGAGATTATGTGGTTTTACCCAACAGCAAACTCTGCAGTCGTTAATAAAATGGTTTGTTATAATTATCAAGACTCCTCACCACAAAGACCAATATGGACAGTGGGCACATTAGCCAGAACAGCTTGGGCAGATTCAGCTGTGTTTGGTAATCCACACGCTTTAGAATATGATGCAGATGGTGTTGAAGGATCAAGTTCATCTACATATGTGCAAGGTAATACAGATGGTATCTCAACATACTATCAACATGAAACAGGAACAGACCAAGTTAAAGGCGGAACTGTAACAGCGATTACTGCAAATATATTATCAGGAGATTTTGATATTACTCAGCAACAACAAGGTGTAGCAACAATCAGAGGAGATGGTGAGTTTATAATGAAGATAAGGAGATTTGTACCAGACTTTGTTTCGCAAACAGGAAATACACAAATAACATTAAATTTAAAAAATTACTCAAACGATACAGCAGCTAGTTCTTCATTAGGACCTTTTACAGTTTCATCATCTACAACAAAAGTAGATACAAGAGCACGAGCAAGAGCTATAGCTTTAAAAATAGAAAACACAAGCACTAGTCAAGATTGGAAGTTAGGGACGTTTAGATTAGATGTGCAACCAGACGGTAGAAGATAATGGCAAAGATAGTACAAGTATTAACAAGACCTAGTGAGATATATAAACAATCTGTAGCAGAAGCAGAAAGCTTCTTTATAAATTAATGGCAAACAGTTTTATAAATAAAAAAGCAGATCTAACGACTACAAATCTTACGACATTATACACAGTGCCGTCGTTTAAAACAGCTGTGGTTAAATCAATTTTAGTATCTGAAGATGCAGGATCAGGAGCTAATATTACAGTGACTTTAGTGGACGCATCGTCTAATATATTTAGCTTATTTAAAAGCAAAACTGTATCCTCAAATACTACAACAGAGCTATTAACACAGCCTCTTGTTATGGAGGCCAGTGAAGCTTTGAAAGTCCAAGCTAGTGATGCAAATGAACTGCATGTGGTAGCTTCTATACTAGAAATAGAACCAAGAGAGGTAACAACATAATGCAAACAATAAAGCCAGAAAAGATAATAACGACCATATCAAACCTAAAAACAGGTGAGGTATACAAAACAGAGGACGAATGGAAGGCAAAAGGTGTGCCAGAAGCAGAGATCAGAAGAGACGTAAAAGTAATCATGCCTTCGCTTGATTTGTTCCCTAAAACAAAGTAGTGTGGAAAAATGGCGATAACTAGATCACAAATAGCAAGACAATTATTAGCAGAAGGCGGAGTATCTTTAGATGATGCCAAAAGAATGGCACCTGAAGGTGAGTTTCTTGCATACATAAATCCAAAAGAAGCACAGATGTTAAAAGATGCTGGAGGCTCTGGTATCATGACCCCTATGGGTATTCCAAGTTTTGTTGACTTTGGATCAGGTAAAGGCTCTGTTGCTGAAAGTTTAAGTGAAGCAGCTTTTGGACCAAGCGGACCATCCGGTAATGGCGGGGGTGATGGAGGCGGAAACCCTCCACCATCAACTGGAGGTGGCTCTGGTCCGATAAAAGCACAACCAACATACAAGCCAACTTTTAATGTGCCTAACTATGGTAAAAACATTAGTAACTTTGAAAGATACATGGCAACTCTTGGAACAGGAATAGTAACTGCAAATCCTTTTGCAAGTTTTGGTGTTAATAGGTCTTTAAAAGAAGAACAAGAAAAACAAAAAAATTTAATGAATGCTATGTTAGGTAATCAACAATTTTTTGGTGCAACACCTAAAAGTTTAACAACACAATTTCAAAAAACAACAGGCATGGACACTGGACCAAAAGAACCACCAAGTGATGGAGATGGTGGGGGACTTCCAATCATTCCAAGAATATCTCCACAAGTTGCAAAACTACCTACAGATATAGAACCTGACAAAAGTGATATGAGAGACTTAGAAGATTTTCAGCAAAGATTTATTCTACCAGAAAGATTTAGATTAGCAGAAGGTGGTGACGTTTCTGTAAAAGATGCAGAGAAGATGGCACCTAAAGGTGAGTTCCTCGCGTACATTAATGATGACGAAGCAGCATTATTAAAATCATTAGGTGGTGCTGGTCAAGCTGTAAACGAAACAGGCATACCATCATTCTTTGTTAAAAAACTTTTTAAGAAAGCAGCTAAAGCAGTTAAGAAAGTTGTTAAGAGTCCGATAGGAAAAGCTGCATTAGCAGGTGCAGCTATTTATGGTTTAGGCGGTGGCTTTGGTTTAAAGCCAGGAGGCTTTGCTTTTAGTAATTTACCAGGCGCAGGATTTTTTAGTGGTAAAGCATTATCACCAAATGCTCTAGGTGGTAAGGTACCAGGATTTAAAGGGTTATTATCAAGAGCTATAGGTAAAATTCCAGGGGGTAAAGTAACAGCTGGTATACTAGGAGCATCGGCACTAGGAGGACTTGCAGCTGGAGCTGGAGGAGAGGATGATGAAAGCATTGATGATGTGGTAGGTAGAATATCAGACCAAACAGGACTTGATGTACAACAAATTAGAAAAGAAGTTCAAGATGCATACGCTAAGGGAGATATTAGTAGTTTAGCATCTAAGTATCCATTCTTAGTGCCAACAGGATCTGCAATGGCTGAGGGTGGTATAGCAAGATTAGGTTATGCTGATGGAGAAACTGTATTAGATATCAGTAACGTTAATTTAGATTCTAAAATGAAAGCAGCAAGAAAACTATCAGAAGAAACAGGTATGCCTATAGAAAAAGCATTAGAAAAAATTATGGCAGATGCTTTTGCTGAGGGTGTATCTATTAAGAAAATTAAAGAAGAAATGATGTTACCAAAAAGAAAGCCACCAGAAGAAGTTCAAAAAAGAAGAGAACAGAACTTTGAGAAAGCTAAACCAGCTTTAGAGAAAGAATCGGCTGATATGGTTGAGGATTTAATTAGAAGCAAGAAAGCTGGAGGAGGGCTCATGGACCTTGGAGGAAATGAAATGGACC